GAATTAGGTGCTTTCTTTGTAATGACAAATACAAGTTTAGAAGGAACAGAATCAGCAAACTCTGGTGACGTTTCAGTTGCAAACGACTTTAGAAGAGTATGCTTAATTAAAGACCCGAAATCGGGTGGTACAGCTGCAACTGCTGCTACTTTAAGAGCAACGAAAGCAATTAGACTAACAGGTATATCAGGTACTTTTGCTGTTGATGAAAAAATAACACAATCAAGCACAGGTGCTATTGGTAAGGTTGTCGAATTTGATTCTACAAACTCAATTTTATATTATGTTCAAACAAGACACAATGATGAAGGTGTTGATAGTAATGGTAATCAAACAGCATTTTCTGGAGCTAACGTAGTAACCGGAACAGGTGGTGCTCAAGGCACACCAGAGACTTCACACTCAGCGACAACAAACAATGTAGTATTTGTCAGCGGATATTCTGTACCAGAAATTGACCACGATTCAGGTGATGTTTTATATGTAGAAAACAGAGCACCAATAACAAGAGCGGCAGACCAGACAGAGAATATCAAGTTGATTATAGAATTTTAAGGGGAATAAAAGACTATGCCAAGTCCAACTGATTTTAACTTATCTCCCTATTATGATGATTTTGCTGAGGAAAAGAATTTTCATAGAATACTTTTTAGACCAGCATTTGCCGTACAAGCGAGAGAGTTAACACAATCACAAACTATTATACAAAACCAAATTGAAAGATTTGGTGACCACGTCTTTAAACAAGGCGCAATGGTTATTCCTGGCCAAGTATCAATTGATACATCATACACTTCTATAAAGTTAACTTCTAAATCAGCTTCATCAATAGATGTTTATAATAATACAACATTAACAGGTGCTACTTCAGGTGTTATTGCTGATGTTGTTGGCGTTTCTGCCAATGACGGTACAGACCCCGATACATTATTTGTAAAATATTCAAAAACCGGTACTGATAATTCAAAATCTGTTTTTGACGCCGGCGAAACTTTAACTTCCGACGGTACAGGTAATCCAACGGTTGTTGTTGAATCAACTCACGAAGGTTCAGCGGCCGCAATTCAAAGTGGTGTATATTACATAAATGGATTTTTTGTTCAAGTTGCAGCTTCAACTTTAATACTAGACAAATATACAAATACGCCATCATATAGAATTGGTTTATCGGTTACAGAATCTTTTGTAACCCCAAGTAGCGACCCTAGTCTAAACGACAGAGCTCAAGGCGTTTCAAATACAAATGCCCCAGGTGCTCATAGATTTAAAATTTCATTAGCATTAACAAAGAAAACATTAGGCAGTTCAGATGATAATAATTTCTTTGAAATTGCTAGAGTAGATAATGGTAATATAAAAAATTTAGTTAGAAATACAGAGTATGCAGTTCTTGAAGAAACTTTAGCAAGAAGAACATTTGACGAATCAGGTGATTACACATTAACTAATCCAGATTTTGATGTTAGAGAACATTTAGCTTCAGGTAATAATAGAGGTATATTTACTTCAAGCAATGGTGGATTAGAAAGTAAATTAGCAATAGGTGTTTCACCATTTAAATCATATGTAAATGGTTATGAAAATATAAAAACTAACACAACTTTTGTTGGTGTAGATAAAGCAAGAGATTTCGATACTGCTAATAATAATAAAACTAGATTTTCAGTAGATAACTTTTTCAATGTAACCAATGTATTTAATTCACCAGATATAGGATTTGTTTCTGGTGATGTAGCGGCATTTAAAACCGTAAATTTATTTAATGAGGCTACCGTCAATAGAGGTAGTTCACAAACAACTTTAGGTTTTGACGTACCTCAAATTGGTCGTGCTAAATCAAGAGGTTTCCAATTTGTAAGTGGTACAGAAACAAATGATATAATTAATACTTCAGGAATATTTCGACATTATCTTTTTGATATTGAAATGTTTACTCAAATCAATTTACTTACAGCAGTTTCATTTACAACAGGTGAAATTGTAACCGGTTCTAATTCAGGTGCAACAGGTGTTGTACAATCAATATCGGTAACAGGAACATTTACGCCTACGGATATTTCCGTTGCAAATCCTGGTGTTGCAACTTTAGCTAATCACGGATTTAGAGACGGTCAACAGGTAACATTATCAGGTGGTAATTTTGAAATTGGTGGTGCTGCTTACACACCAGGTGTTTACTCTATAAGAAACGCAACTCAAAACACTTTTGAATTGTTTAGTGCAGATGGCACAACGGCACAAAACGTTACCGCTTTTACTTCAGGTCCTAATATTGAACACGCATTAGCAGTTTTATCAAATGTAAAAGGTACTTTTGCAACTGGCGAAACTATTACAGGACAAACTTCAAGTAATTCAGCCGTAATTCAAGCAGATGTAAATGGTAGAAAAGGTATTTTATCTTCAGATATTAGTTCAGTAAAACAAATTGGTATGGCAGGTTCGCCACAATATACTGCTGATACAGATTTATCTTCTACTTTTGGATTAAATGAAACTATTGCAGGTAACGTATCAATAGCAAATAGTTCAAAAGTTTTACAAGGTAAAGGTACTAACTTTAACATAGATTTAAAAATTGGTGATAGTATATCTTTTACTAATGACGCTGGTGGAACAATCAATGCAATTGTTCAAAACGTTATATCACAAACAGAGGCAACTTTATCAGCTGCTGTTGGTGGTTCAGATGTATCAACTGCCTCTATCTTAACAAGAAAAAGAGCAAAATTACAAGGTGCAGAAAATAATATTTTAGTTTTTCCATTGCCTTATAAAACGGTAAAAACTTTAAAGACAGCAACTAATAGTGGTGCTACTGATACAAATTATTCAGTAAGAAGACAATTCGTTCAAACATTATCATCAAATGGTGACGCAACAATATCAGCAGGTACAAATGAAACTTTTGGTTCATTAAATAATTCAGACTTTTCAGTTTCTATAATGACACTTGGCTCAGGTAGCACAGGTGCAGCTGGTGATGTATTAAGTGTATCAGGTACAAACCACGAAGGTGATTCAATATTTAATTTAACAGGTTCGCCAACAGGTAAAACTTTAAACCTAGACTTTGGTGCTAACTTTGCAGGACATAAAGTAAAAATCCTGGCAACGGTCAGTAGGTCAATTGCAGGTTCAAAAACAAAATCTTTAAATACAAACCAAAACGCAACAATAGCTACTCAATCAGTTATTGAAAGTGGTATAGTGCCAATTGGCAAAGCCGATATATTTAAAATTAATAGTGTTAAAATGTCAAGTGGTTTTGGTGCAGTTCCTTCAGCTTCTGATACAGATGTTACCGATAGATTTGATTTAGATAATGGACAAAGAGATAACTTTTATGATATTGGTAGATTAAAATTAAAACCTGGTGCAATCGTACCAACAGGTCAATTACTTGTAAACTTTGAGTTCTTTTCTCACGGTTCAGGTGATTACTTTGATGTTGACTCATATTCAGGTGTTGTAAACTATGAATTAATACCAAGTTATACTTCAGATACTTTAGGTACAACTTTTCAATTAAGAGACGTTTTAGATTTTAGACCAAGAGTTGATGACGCTAGTACAATTGACTCAGGTTCAAATGATAGGTCTTATGATGGTACAGGTGCTTCTACTATTGATGTTCCTAAATTTGGTTCTGATATAACTTCAGATTTAGAATTTTATTTAAACAGAATTGATAAACTATTTCAAACAAGAGAAGGCCAATTAAGAACGGTTAAAGGTGCTTCAAGTTTAAATCCATTATCACCATCTAATTTAGATGGTCATATGTTATTGGCGACTTTAAGTATACCTTCATATACTTTAGATACTGAAGATGTTAAAATAGAAAAAGAAGATAATAGAAGATACACAATGAGAGACATTGGTAATCTTGAAACAAGAATTAAAAATATAGAGTATTACACTCAACTTTCTCTATTAGAGGCAGACGCTCAAAGTTTACAAATACAAGACGCAGATGGTTTTGATAGATTTAAAAATGGTTTTGTTGTTGATAACTTTTCAGGCCACAATGTTGGTGATGTAGGTAACAACGATTATAAACTATCAATTGATAGAGCAAGAGGTGAGGCAAGAACGTGGTTTACGGAAGATATAATAGAATTAGAGGAACGTGATGATGATGGCACAGCTATACTTGCTTCAGATAGAACAGATGGTAATTATGCTAAAACAGGCGACTTAATTACGTTACCATTTACAGAAACAAATTTTTTACAACAACCATTTGCTACTAAAACAGAAAACTTAAATCCGTTTTTAATATTTAACTGGATTGGTGATGTAGAATTAAATCCACCAATTGATGAATGGAGAGATACAGAGGTAGCACCAGAAGTTGTTGCTAATGTTCAAGGTACTTTTGATAACTTAGCAAGAGAAAGAGGATTAACTAATAGTAATATTTCATCTATACCAATGGGTACAGAGTGGAATGGTTGGCAAGATTCTTGGTCAGGTAATCCTAGGTCAAATGCTAGTTGGCAAGGTGATAGACTAGTTCAAACAACTTCAAGAGACGTTGTACAAACAAGAAGTGGTATTAGAACAACGGCAGTACCTCAAACTTTAAGACAGAGTTTAGGTGAAAGAGTTATATCAGTAGCCTTTGTACCATTTATTAGAAGTAGAACAATTGAATTTGAAGGTTATGGATTAAGACCTAATACAAGAGTTTATCCTTTCTTTGATAATATTGACGTAGCAACTTATGTAACCCCAGATGGTGGTTCAGCAGGTGGTAATTTAATTACAGACGCTAACGGATTTGTAAAAGGAAGTTTTGCAATACCTGACCCAACAAATACATCAAACCCTAGATGGCGAACAGGTAACAGAGTATTCAGACTTACAAGTTCTTCAACAAATAGTGATGATAGAACAGCAGTAGCAACTTCAGCCGAAGGCGATTATGTTGCAAAAGGTTTACAACAAACGGTACAAGAAGCTATTATTGCAAGTAGAGAAACAAGTACCGTAAGAAGTCAGGTAACTGGTTCAAGAAGTTTTACTAGAAGCGCTAGTAGAGTTATTGCAGTTAGACAACCGCCTGATAGAGGAAATGATAATGATGGTGGTGGCGGCCGAGACGGCGGAAATAATGGTGACCCATTAGCACAATCATTTATGGTTGACGAAGAAGATGGTATTTTTATAACTTCAATTGACGCTTTCTTTGCAACTAAATCATCAACGATACCTGTTAAAGCAGAAATTAGAAATATGGTAAATGGTTATCCTGGTCCACAGGTTTTACCTTTTGCAAGAAAATGGTTAAATTCTAATCAAGTAAATACAAGTACAGATGGTTCTACTGCTACAACATTTACTTTTGACTCACCAGTTTATTTACAAGAAGGTATTGAGTATTGTGTTGTATTATATTCAGATTCAGTAGATTATACAGCTTATGTTGCAAGATTAGGTGATAAAATTATCGGTTCAAATAGAACGGTATCAGCACAACCTAATATGGGTATTTTATTTAAATCTGCCAACAATAGAAGTTGGACTGCTGAACAAATGGAAGATATGAAACTTACAATTAAGAAAGCAGTATTTGATACATCAGCAAATGGTAATCTAACTTTAACTAACGCAACTTTACCTACAAAATTATTAAAACAAAATGCTATTAGAACATTTAATGGTTCTGGTGTTATTAGAGTATTCCAAAAAAATCACGGTATGCATAGTACAACGGATAACGTTACCATTTCAGGTGTAGCTTCAGGCACTTACAATGGTATTGCACACTCTGATATTAACGGAACATATACAAGTATTTCAAACATAACATTAGATAGTTATGATTTAACAACTTCAGGAACGGCAACTGCTACTGGCGATACAGGTGGTTCAACTATAAATGCAACTAAAAATGTTCCTTTCAACGTATTACAATTACAAATTGGCCACGTTTTACATCCACAAACAGGACTAACAGGTACAATTAGAACAACAACTGGTAAATCAATTCACGGTGTAGAAACACCATTTAGTTTAACAGGCACAGCTGACAAGCAAACGGTTGTATTAGGTGATAATATTTACTTTACAGAACCAAAACTTGTTGCAAGTGGTATTAATGAAACAAACGAAATGGCAGGTTCTAAATCAATGTTTGTAGAATTAACATTAAGTTCTTCAAATGTTAATGTTTCACCTGTAATAGATTTAAAAAGAGTTAACGCATTTGGTATTTCAAACAGATTAAATAAACCTGAAGTATCATCAACTAATACATTTACTGGTGATGGTTCAACGACAGGATTTAGTTTATCATCAACACCTTCAAGTGTTCATTTATTATCTGTTAAAAAATCAGGTAAAAAATTATCACCTGTTGTTGATTTTACACTTGCAGGTTCAACTATGACTTTGACAACTGCTCCAGCTGCTGGTGCGAAAATTGTTGCTAAAGTTTCTAATATGGTAAACTACGAAGACGATACTGCTCCAGAGGGTGGTTCATCTGAAGGTGTTTACTTAACTAAACCTGTAAACTTGGAAAATCCATCAACTGCTATTGAGGTAAGAGTAGCGGCTAGTGTAAGGTCATCTTCATCAATTAAAATGTTCTTTAGATTAACAGGTGGTGAGGAAACAAGAAGAATACAAGATATAGAATTTACACCTTTCAATACAGATGGTTCATCCGATAGTGTTGTACCTCCTTCTCAAGGTGATGAAGTTATTGATAAAGATTTTAAAGACTATAAATTTAGTGTTAAAGATTTACCTGAATTTACATCTTTCCAAATTAAAGTAGTATTTAACGGAACAAACTCTGCTTATCCAGCGAGATTAAAAGATTTTAGAGCAATTGCATTGGCGGTATAATGACTATTAAATATAAAGTAGAAGGACAAGAGCATTTAATTAGAGACACAGGTTCTAATGCTATTGTTAATACTAATGTTACCGAGTATCAACTTTATATGCAAAGAAGAGAAAGCAGAAAGAGTCAAAGCGACCAAATTAAGTCTGCTTGTAGGGAGATAAATACTTTAAAAGCAGAATTAAAAGAGATTAAAAATTTAATCAAGGGTTTAATAAAATAAAATGGCAATAAGACAAATAAATGTAACCGATAGTTTAGAGACATTAAGAAGTCAATTTAATTTATTGGCTTCCCAAGACTTTGGTGATATTGATAATTTAGATAGTTCAATTAACGCTACAAGTATTGTTGGCGCAATGAACGAAGTTATTAATATCGTTGGTGCTGCTGAAGGATTTTTTATTGTTGACGCCTCTTCATCAAGACAATTAATTGGTGCAGGTCAAGAATTACAAGTTAGAGGTACTACAAATGAGGTTGAGGTTGCAGTATCAGCTACAGACACATTAACAATTGGATTGCCGTCAGATATTAATATTTCAAATGGTATTACGGTTGGTTCAGGTGGTATTAGTTCATCAGGAAATATTGCAACAACTGGTTCAGCGGCTGTAAAAACAAATACTCTTGATGATGTATCAGGTGGTGTTATAAACATTAACGCTGCTATTATTACAACTGGTGACGCAACTCTTGGTTCTATAAATGTTTCAGGTAATACTATTACATCAAATAACTCAAATACAATTACCGTTAATGACAACTTAACTTTAGGTGCGAGTAATACTTTAACTACACCTACACTAACAGCTGCTTCTGGTAATTTAGCAATAAGTTCAGATATAACAATGGCGCCAGGTAAATTAATGATATTTGAAGGTGCTACAGATGATGGTTTTGAAACAGCAATAACGGTAACAGACCCAACTGCTGATAGAGTAATTACTTTTCCAGACGCAGGCGGAACCGTATTACTTACAGGTACAACTGGTTCAATAACAGGTGCAATGTTATCAGACGATACAATTACAGGAAATAAATTTAAGAGTACGGTAACTTTAGTTTTATACAATAGTTCAGGTGTTGCACAAAAAACAATTTATGGTGCAGGTGCATTATCTTAATAGAAATGGAATTTTATTATGGCAGTAAGAAGACCAGTTTACTTAAATAACGGTAACATCCAGCAAATGGATGATACTATGTTTGGTTTATTAAAAGATAGATTCAGATACGAATTTCAACAAGCAGTTCCAATAGGATTATCGGTAGTAGGAAGTGGTGGTAATTTAGGCACAATTACTGATACACGTATGCAGGCGGGTGCCTCTACTACAAGAACCGATAGATTTTCTACTGAAGCTGAAACAAATGAACCTTCCCAAGTTTCAGTATCATACGCAAAAATAAATCAAACCATAGCTTCTGCTCCATCAATTACAAGTGATGATGGTAAAAGATATTTTTGTTATATTGATGATGACGCAAATATTCAAGCAATGACATATCAAGATGTTTTAGATAGTATTGTTAGACCTGTAATTGATGAATTAACAAATGGTAGTAATACTAATCAACAAGCAGGAACATATTTTATTGATACTAATTCAACAGCTTCTGGTGATGAATCTTTAGTTTCTAGCACACCAGTTTTTTTAGATACAAGAGCAAACGTATCTGCTTATACTTCAAGCGGTATTGGAGAGACTCAAGACCAACCTACAACAATCAATAGTTATTATTTAAAAAAGAATACAATATCATCACCTAGTCTTTCAGTATTGCCATTAAAGATAAGAGGTGATAATGATATACAAGAGTTTACATTATCAGAGGTTAATACAATAGCTAATGAGTTAATGAGAAATGAAACAATTGATAGTACAGGCGGATATAAAATTAGATATAACATAAATGGCACAGGAACAAACGTTGGCTCAGGTATGATAGATACAAGATTAACAGGTGGTTCTGGTAATTATCAAACAAGATATGTTAACACAAATGATTACAGAGCTCAAGAGTTTCCTGACGGAACAGCAACAACAATAAGCACATATTTTTTGAAAATACAAAAAACAACTTAATTATGAATTATGAATATATTATTAACTGGAAGTGATGGCTTTATAGGTCAAAATCTATACAATCATCTTAAAGAAAAATATAAATTAATCAACATAGATAAAATTTCAGGTTATGATTTATTAACCTGTGATTTACATTTTCAAGCAGACCTAGTTATACATTTAGCAGGACTATCTGGTGTCAGAGATAGTATGAATAATCCAACTGATTATTGGAAACAAAATGTAGTTGCAAGTCAAAGATTATTTGATTATTTTTCTGATACAAGAATATTATATGCTAGTTCATCAACGGCTTGGGAACCTTGGCGTAATCCTTATGCTATGAGTAAATATAGTATAGAACAAATAGCACCTGAAAATAGTTTAGGTATGAGATTTACAACCGTTTACGGACCTAATGCAAAACCTAATATGTTAATACCTAGAATTTTAAGAAATGACGTACCTTACATAAACACAAATCATAAAAGAGATTTTATTCATATTAATGATTTAATGAGTGCTATAGATACATTAATGATTGAAAACATATCTGGTGTAATTGATATAGGTACAGGTTACTCTCATCAACTTACAGATATAATAGATTATTTTAAAATAGATTGTGAGAAAAAGATAGGCGTTGAAAATGAAAGACTTGATAACAAGGCTGATACAACTACACTAAATAGGTTAGGGTGGAAACCTAAAGTAAATTTATATAATTATATTAAGGAAAATAGAAATGTTAACTAAAGTGAATTTGAAAGACCATTTGATAAATGCTTATTTTTTAGATAATGAAAGAAAAATAATTGAAGTCTTATATTCATCTGAAGACTTTAAAACAAATCTCAACGCAATAATAGAATACGATACAAAACATCCAGACTTTCAAGCATTAAATAAAGTTGTAAGTGTTGATGATTTACACGAAAACACATATAATCAAAAAAAGGCAGAAAGAAAAGCATTTGAAGAAGAGGCTATTTTGATTGCTAAAAAATCTGGTTTGGTCTTTGATTATAATAGAATAGATACTAAATTTTTTCCTGCTGTAGTAAAAGCATTATTTGTTGATAAAGAAAATGATGACCATTTATTTGCTTTAAAACTTGCATTGTTTGAAGTAGAAAAAATCAGAGATACAAAACAAGAAGATTTAAAAACAGAATTAAGAAAGTCTAAAACTAAATTAGAAGTATTAGAAAAAGCAATTAATATTTTAAAAAGTAATTAGACCACCAGCCCGACCAACCTTTTTCCATAAGGTGTTGCATTTGACCAAAAGTAATCATATTTTCTTTGGTAGGTTTATTGTGAATATAGTTTTTAATTGATGAACAAAAATGTCTACCATAAGTATAGTATTTAATTTCGTGATAATAAAACTCATCACTACCCTTATTGTATTTCTTTAAATAATATTCGTCATTTGATTTAAACTTATCCCAAATATAAGATACATCACCTGTCCAAGATACGACAGACGAGTTTAAAGGTGTATGAGCTTTTTCTCGCCACCAAGAATCATCTAGTAATGTAAAATGTTTTCTAACTAATGGTCTTAACTTATCAAATATACATACATCTAAATCAAAGTATAAATTTTCACCGTCTCTAAACATATCATACATCTGAAGTTTATTATACCAATTACCATATAAATCTTTTTCAATGACCTCAAACTTATCATACTTGATACCTGAATAAGTATCAATCATATGTTTTAAATTATCAACGTGCCATTGAGTAAACTTATCACCAAATCTACAACAAATTATTCTCATTTTATTTCTATTATCTTAATGCCTCTATTTCTATGAGAGTTTATTTTAAACTCTGCTTTTTCAGGTATGTTATGAGTATTACCATATGGGTCTTTTACTTGACCTTTATTTTTAGTTATATCAACTATTTTTGCTTTTCTCATTTTTTTACCAGTTCTAGGGTGTGTTTCTTGGTCAGTTGTTGTAATCTTACTACCATTAGCGGCGCCTAACATTAATTCAGTTTCATCTGATTCCCAACGAGGTTTATCATTTCTAGGATAACCAATACCTAAACCATAACATATTTCTTTAGTGCCATTTTTTATGTCATCCATAATACCTAATTTTTTAGGCCAATAATCATCACCATTTAAATCATTATGACTTTTATTTGCACCTGTGGCAAATCCCATTGAGGCAGCTGCTTTCATTGTTAGACCTAAAGATATACCAATACTACAATAGGCATTTTGCCATCTGTTTTTATCTGTATTAGATTTTAAAGTACCATCAGCGTGAGAGTTTAATTGACTATTAGGTTCTTTTGCCACCCATACCATATAGATACTAGCATTTGATTGTGAGTTTCTCCAGTTTGCTGGAGGATTTCTTCTATGAGTATAACCCCAAGTATATCTTGATATCTCTTGTATTACTTTTCTATCAGCCGTATAATATACATCAAAATATCCTTCGTGTTGTTTAGTAGGACTATTTGTTGCTATCCATAATAATTCGTTAACAATATCATCTACTAAAAGAGGGTTTAATTTATTCCACTTTTCATAATCCCAATTTCTTTGGCATTTTTGAATTTTATTATATATTTCTCTCTCTTTGTCCCAATCATAGAACATATGCATAATTTTAGTTTCAACGTCCATTTAAATATCCTTTATTTTATTATCAGGTCCGGCAAAATGTATAATCTTTATATACTTATGTGCCTCGCCCATAATTGCATAGTCTGTTTTAAATTTTTTACAATATATTTTTTGTAGTTCTAAATCTCTTCTAAAATCATTTGATTTTTTATATAAGATTTTCCCAGGTAATTTTTTTAATTTATATTTTTCTCTGGCCATCATACTTACATAGTTTTGTTCACCATAATATTTTTTATGTACAATACCTCTTTCGTAGTAAGTGTTTTGCCAATATTCAGGATTTAATTCAAATTTTTCCCATATATTATTTAAAGTTCCTGATTTAAATTTATAAAAACCACCATTAATACCTAACTTATTATCCCACCAAGCGTCATAAGTTAATAATACACCATCTTTAACTTTATGATTTAATATGTCATCTATATTGTTAACAACTACTTGGTCAATATCCATAATAATAATATCATCACCAGGATTTTGATAACCATATAAAGGGCTAAAAAATTTTAATTTATGCCAATGTTTTTTTATACTACCATAATGATTGTATGGTAACACAATATCTGCCTCAACATCTGTATCACTAATACATACAGATTGAAAAGGCACACTAGTATGCTTTCTAATACTATTATAAAAATTAGATACATAGTCTGGTGTATAAAGACCTTTAAAATATACGGTACATATTTTAAGCATTTACATTTCTCCAAACAATATCAAATCTTTTATTGATAGCGTGTATTAATTTTGTATCTTCAGGTATGAATAAATTATCATAGAAAAAATAATGCCATTTATCATCTAGCCATTGTACAGATACGTCTTTTTCTTTTAACTTAACACTAAACAAAGTTTCATTATCATAACCAAAGTAATCTACTATTTTTTTAGGAAACATACTTGTATCAAATTTTAATTGTGTCATTGTAATCATATCTTGGTCAAATTGATTAAAATACTCTAGTTGAAATAAATGAGATTTATCTACACCTATAATACCTGTATTAACTACATCAACATCTGAGCTAAGACCTCTATGTAATAACATTGCTTGAGCATTATAATACTTTGAGTTAGGACTTCTAATTGTTTGAGAAGTTTCAGATATATCTTCTATTCTAGCAACCTTGTTATTATTATTTGCGATAGCGATACCTTTTGACAAATCAAATACTTCAAAAAAGTTTTCTTTAGTATTGGGCACTACATCAAAATCAAGATATAATATTTGGTCGTATTTTGATGAAAATTTATATAATAGAAATATCTTATAAAAGTTTATTATGTTGTAAGTTGTTAAGAAAGGATATTTACCTTTCATTTCATCATAATATTCTTTATACTTATTTACTAATACAAAGTCAGCGCCAATAATATCAGCATATTCTTTTTTACAATCAATAAGTTTTTGATAGTTTTCAATAAACTCATTTTTAGTATTTAAGTTTGTTTTTTTATTATCAACAAACTCATTATCAGGTACTTCTATGTAAATACTATAAATTAATTTTTTCATATTTTCCAACAAGAGTAAATCTCAAGCCTCTTTCATCTTCAATTATACCTTTATCTAAAACTCTAGCGTTATCTGGTAATTGTTTTTGAAACTCATCAATACCACCCACACAATTAATATGGTCTTTTATACTTCTCATATTATTTGATTGATAGGCAAAATAGGCATTTGTATCTAGTTTTAATTCTTTCATAGGTCGCATATGTTCGCAAGATGTATTAATAATTAAATTTGCATTTTGTATTCTACCTAATCTGTTTTCATTCCAAACATCACTTGTAATAAAATCTACATTATCATAATGATTAAATAATCTACGTTTAGCTAAACCAATAACTTGGTCATTTAAATCAATTAAAGTAATTCTTTTTACGTATTTAAAAGCAGGTATTAATATACTACCATACCAACCACCCAATATAACTATTTCACTATTACTATCAACCATATTTAAATCATTAACCATTTTGATTAACATTTCTTTAGATTTAAATTGATTAGGACTAAATGAATCTAAAAGGTCAGTATTATGTCTACCTTCTCTCATTATATTTTTAAATAGTTGTAGGTCTATTTCCATTTAATAATCTCCTCGTACTCTGGTTTAATATCTTCTACGCCTTTATATAAAGTTTTTAATTGTTTATATCTATATAATTCACTATAACCTGCTGACATTAAAACTATTGGTCTGTAATCAGCGTCTTTTAATCCTATATCGTGCCATTTTTTTATATCTCTAAAAAAACAAGAAGTATATGATACATCTATATTTTGTTCAAGTAAATAACTTGATAAATTTTGTATAAACATTCCTACTTCAACAGCTGATGTATCTATATAACTATTAACTCTACTTGGCCACGCTTGGTCAAAAAACATACCTAGTTCAACTCTTCTTTTATAAAAACCATTAGGTTCTCTAGGTTGAGCGTGAACACAAAACAAATAAGGATTAAATTTTATATGTTCGTAAAAAGGATTTGGCATTTCACCTTCAGTTCTTTTTGCCTCACCTCTACTCATTGCTCTTTTTTCGGCGTCTTTATGATTTTCTGCAACCATTTTCCAAACTTTTATTTTTTCTTCTTTATGTTCAGGACCATAAACAATTACTTTATAAGGCATAGAATTATTTTTAGATGGTGTTGTTTTCCAGGCCTGCCATAATGCAAACTCTATTTTATCTTTTGATGGCACCTTATCTTTATAAGTTCTAACGTGATGTCTTTTTTCTAATAAATCAAACGTACTCATTTATACATAACCTTATCATTAATTACTAATATATCTAATGCAGTTTTTTTAAATGTTTTTAAAGCGTGTTCAGGTGAATCTACAATAGGTTCTTGACAATTAAAACTTGTATTTAATAACATAGGCACACCTGTCTCTTTGTAAAATGCATTTATAATATCATAAAACTTTTGATTAAACTTTCTATTGACCGTTTGTATTCTTGCAGTATTATCAACGTGAGTAATACCAGGTACTTCATCTGATTTAACTTTACATATACGAGACATAAAAGGACTTGGTAATCTAGTATCAAAATAGTCCTGATAATGTTCTTCTAATACAGCTGGTGCAAATGGTCTAAAATCTTCTCTCTTTTTTATTGTACTATTAATAATATTTTTAATGTTAGGATTTCTAGGGTCTGCTAATATACTTCTATTACCTAATGCACGATTACCACTTTCTGCTCTATCTTGAAACCAACCAACTATTTTACCACTAGCAATTTCTTTTGCAATCTTTTCATAGTCAGCATATATAAAACCAGGAAAATTATATTTTTGACCAGCAAAAGTTTCTGTTTTATGTACTTCTTCATTTAGATTATAACTTGCGTGTTGATAAACACCTAATGCTTGGCCTTCATCACCTACGGCAGGTGGTACATATACGTTTTCATAATGATTTAAAAACTCTTCATTCATATAACCATTATATGCAACACCACCAGCGATACAAAGATTTTCGCAAGTTTTAAGTGGATAGATATGTTCTTTAATTTTATCTAAAGTAAATTTTTGTAGAGTATATGCTAAGTCTTCTTTACCATACTTTTCTATATTGATTAGATTATGAATATCATACTTCTTCTCTCGGATATCGCCGGAGATTATCGTTTCAAACACATCATAGTAGTATTGACTAAAACTACCATAGCCGACTAACCCCATTAGTTTACTTGCGCCTAATGAACCAAATCCAGTCAGTTTAGACATTTGATTCCATAACCACCCCAATGGTAACTCTTTTGATAAGTCTTTTATATTTGTATCTTTATCAACAAATATACATCTAAATTTAGCACCTATTCCGTCAATGGCAAGTATATCTGAAAACTCAAAGTCAGAATTTATCAAAGCATATGTAGCGTGAGCTTGATGATGGTCACAATAGTAAATATCATCTTTAAATACATAGTCAAATAATTTAGTTGGTACAAAATTAAGAAACTCTTTATCTATAATTTCTTTTATCATTCTAATACCACCTAGAGTATAAGAAAATGCTAACACACCATCTGTCTTTTTAAAATATTCATTTACAAATTCATTGTTTAGTTTGTAATCATTTGTATTTAACTTATCATTATCGTGGTCATAGGCCTCAGCGTGATAAGGTAGATTGTGTTTAAATCTAGTATATCTTTCCATTTGTTTATGTAATTTGCCATCATAAACATTATGGTCGTGTAAATTTAAAGCTACAGCGGTTATCTTATGCATTTAACACCTTCGCATATTTTCTAAAAGGAAAATGTCCTTTTGGTGGTACCCATTCTGTACAAGTTTTACAATAGTTTTCATACTTAAATAATTGCCAGTTCATCATCTTATCTATATTCTCTTGCGTTAAGTCAAACGTTTTAGATAGTTCTTTATTATTAGCAAACTTCTTACTACAATGCACAATATGTCTTTTTTCAAAATCTATTACAGGCACCTGTGGAAAAGCTGCACACATTTTCCTATCTATTTCTTCAGCCTGAATAACATCTGTAAATTCTGGTGACCTGCCATTAAATGCTTTCCACATAGTATTCTTATGATTCAATTTTTCTAATACTTCAGGATATTTGTCTTTGTATTTAAAGTAGTTTGGTGTTCTAACAACAACGTTAAAATTATTCTTATCATTTTCTGATATATAATCAAAATTACCTAGTTTTTTAACCTCGTCCTCATACCAATCTAATATATTATGTTCAACATATAATATATCTTTATCTTCTAATATATGAGGATATCTTTTTCTAACAAACGAGTTTGATAATACTGAACATACAAAATTAGGATACTTTTTAATCTCATTAATAACCTCATCTAAATTTTTGATTAGACCTGGTTCACCACCTAATAAGTTAATTCTTACTTTATAATTTTTTAAATATTCTAAACACATTTTTAAAAAATTCATATCAACCGTTAAGTTTCTCATTTCTAAAGTATAACTTGTACAATAATGACAATCTTTATTACACGACATAGATAAAAAGAAATCTATGGCTCTATAATTATCTTGAATCTCTTTAAATGTTTTCATTTTATCATTTTAAAAAAGAAAGTATTAAATGCTATTAATAACTTGTCTTTTGGTTTACCTGTTAAGTATGAAGATATATCAACCCAATCTGGCATTTGATAAGTCTTCTCAATTAAATAGTGGTAGATATCTTCTACTTCTTTATCTACTAAACTTTCATCAAACATATCATCACCTAAAACTTTTCTCATAGTTTGACATAACTCAATAGGGCATTTATCGGTAATGTCAATCATATTGCCTTTATTGTCAATATAACTAAATTGAGTAAATGATTTATTATGTTCTATCATATCAATAATAATATAGTATTAATTACTTTATCTTGTTCCTCTTTTTTCATAAAAGGATGTAAAGGTAATGTTAATATTGAATCACAAACTATTCTGGTTATAAAATCATCATCTTTTCTATGTTCAATATCTTTGTACATTATATTATCTGAAATAGGTTTATCATAATGTATTTGACCTATTTTAGCCTTTACTCTATCTCTTACTTCTCTATTTTGAAATCTAACTACATATTTGTGATAGTTATGATTTAAATTATCTGGTGTCATTTGTATGGTTACATATTCTTTCAATTTTTCATCATAGTATTTGGCACGTTCTTGTCTTCTTTTAATATAATCACCTAGTTTTTTTAATCTAAAGTTAATAAATTCAGCATTAAACAATAACATTTTAGAATTGTAACCTAGTTGTTTATGTTCGCCGTGTTTTCTTAATCTTTTAAATATCTCTGTATCGCCGTTTGTTAATATTGCACCACCACCAGCAACACCAGCTACAACTTTATTTGCATTAAAACTTAATGTACTAATATCACCTATTGTTCCGGCTAAATTACCATTTAAACTAGAACCTAAAGATTGGCAAGCGTCTTCTATAAAATGAATATTTTTCTCTTGACAGAATTGTTTTATTTTGCTAGTATCAGACATATTACCAAATAAATGAGGATAAATTATGGCTTTTACTTTATTAGAGTACATTCTTTTAATACTATCTAAAGACATATGATAATCAGGCATATTAATATCGCAGAATACTGGTGTTGCACCAGCCATTGATATACAAGACGCAGTTGATATCCAAGAAAAGTTTGTTGTTAATACTTCATCACCTTTACCAACACCTATTTTTAATAATGAAAAGAATAGTGCGTCTGTACCACTATTACAAACGACAACGTTTCTACCAAACATATCAGATAAACTATCTTCAAGAAACTCAATGTTACCTTCTTGATTTTCTTGTTTCATAACTTTATCAAATAATTTTAAGTAATCGTCAGAGTATAATTCATATTCTTTATCCCATCCGTGCATAAAACTCCTCCGCTATAACTTGATGACCTTTTGCGTTAGGGTGTCTATCTATTTCAGATATATAATCCTCAGGTTTTAAAAAATCTTGCATACAAAAACCACCAAGTTCTTTACCAGGAAAACCCATAAAGTTTTTATCAATTAAATTAAATAAAGGATTTTTTTGTATATGTAAATAATGCTCTCTTCTACTATAAACTTTGCCTTTAGCTTTAGGCCAGACTTCTTTATCATTAGCCCAACAAGCAGTTTCGTAAGAATTAATTACTTGTACTTGTTTATATTTTAATCCTAAAGATTTACACAATTGTTGAAAACTATATTGAAACATTAAACTTCTACCTATAAAATAATGATTATCACCTTTGTCGTCCCATAAATCATTGTGCCAATAATTTCTATTTACATAATAATAATCTCTACGACTGGCTCTTGACCACCCTGCTATTACTAAACCTATATTTTTTGCATTTATATTTCTAACTATACTATTGTAAATGTATTCTTGACCAGCACCTGATTGACCTACGTTAATACAACTCATATTTAATTTTTTAGCCAGCAATTCAGGCCATTTAGGCCAATCTGCTACTAAATCAGGATGATGAGCAGATTCATAATTGCTTGTTGTAAAACTACAACCACTAACTAATAATATTTTTTTCATTTATAGTCTCAATCAATTTTACTAATACTTTTGCATTATCTGAATACATCTTTTTAGTAGGCACAGGTCGTTTCATATAAACAGGACCGCCATCTTTTATATTTTTATCTCTTAAATATTCTATATTTTTACCTAGCCATTTACATTCTTGTATAAGTCTTGGCGCTGGGTCATAATAGTTCTTTGTGTAAACATATGTGTTAAAAAGACCTAGTAAATTATGAACAGGCGCAAATATATTATTGTAGTCTATTATAATATAATCCTCGTTATATGTCAATATTCCGTGTGATGTAAAGCACCTAGGACACTCTTTTATCCATCTGTCCACCTCTTTATAATACACGTCATTTGTGCCTAAAAATAGATACTCAAATTGAACGTCATTTTTTACTGGTTTATACTCTTCAAAATTAATCATTTTCTCATATTGAGTACCAACACCATTAGGGTAAACATCATAATCGCATAAGTCATAAACTTCTTTAGGTTTAAAATATTCTAGTGCAATCGGATATTCTTTTACGTGATTTTCAGAATATACAGATATTAACTTATTATTAAACAATAGATGACCAGTCATTAATTGGTCAGTAGAATATTTGTCTCTACTTTTCCATAACAAAGTTAACATACTTCTACCTAATATAAAAGTAATGTCATTTGTTTCTGGTGTATAGAAATCAAATATTATATTAGTACAAGTTTTGTACTTTTCTGTTATTGCGTCTATGTAATGTTTTTTTGAAAAGTTATAATGAGTGATTATTACCAATTGAGCTTCAATCCCTATTGAGTTCAAATAACAACAATGCTCATAACTATAACAAAGCAATCCATCACCAGGTTTACTGGTACATACTATATTAATCATACGGATATTTATATAAATAGGAGGAACATATATTTTAAAGGTGATGAAATGAATTATAATAATTTACTGACTTTTGGTGATGTTATAGAATTGAGATTAAATTGTAATGTCTCTAAGCTTCTGTATAATACAAAACAATACGAATGGAAGCGATATAACCCCAGAAAAGATATTCCTAGATACGGCTTAAGTGTTACCAGTTTAGACGGTAGTTTAAACGGCATAGATTTAGATTCTATTGCAGAATACAATAAAGAGAATGGTACATCATATAACGAAAGTTCATTTAAAACTTTTACAGACGTATATAAGAATTGTTATGAAACAAGAAAACTAGTAGAGCCCTTTGAGCCTTGGTTATGGCGAACACATTATTTAAATTTTAAAAGAGGTGGATTTTTTCCACCACATAGAGATATGAGACACGTAGGTGAACAAGAGTCTTTTAGAATATTAGTGCCTTTGAAATGTTGTAATCCACCAGGTATGTTTTTTATGTATGATGGTAAACCTTTACATTTTAATATGGGTACAGCATACTTTGTAAACACAAATAAAATGCATAGTATATTTTCATATGAAGATAATGCTTATATGATGGTGATGAATGTAGAATGTAATGAAGAATCTTTAAAAAAAGTAGGTGAATTAATTAGATGGAAATAACAAGAGAAAAAGTATTTACAGATTTAGTATGTGTTGATAATATTGGTCAAGTAAGTCCTGAAGAAGAATTAAAATTAGCAGAGTCTTTAGGTAAAGTTCAAAAGCCAGAGAACGAAAGACAATTAGAATTACATAAACAATTTAAAGGAGAATTACCAGGTATAGTTCACGTTACCGAAGGTGGTTTGTTTGGCCATAAAAAACTTTTAGATTGGCACGCCAATAAACCTAGCGACCCTAATAGAGCTTCGATAGTTTGGATTTATGCAGTTAAAGGTAGTGAGGGTAGTATCACTAGTTGGATTGATAATAAGAAAGCATATGAAGATTTACCAGATGATATAAAAGCACATTGTCATAATGTAAAATTTACTTGTGGTTTTAAAAGAGGTGGTTATACAGACGACCCTACTTTTAAAGAACATCATAATAAAGATAAAGAATATAAATTAATTCATATAAATGAATATGGTCAAAAAGGATTGTTCTTTCCTTTTTTACAGATTATGGACGGAATACCAAAGACATTATACGAATACTTAAAAAATCATATCTTACAAGATAAATATAGATACGACCATCATTGGAAAGATGGCGATTTAGTTGTTAGTGAACAATGGCTAACAATACATAAAAGACACGCCTTTGAAAAAATGAATGAAAGGCTAATGCATAGAATAGCAATATGGTAGAAACATTAATTTTAGGAACAATCTGGTATCAGATAATAGCAATATTTGGTTTATCAATAGGATTACATAGATACTTTACTCATAGACAAAATTTTAAATTGTCTCCTATGATAGAAAATATTATATTATATTTAATTGTATTAACAGGTGCTAAATCACCATTAGGTTGGGCGGCTGCTCATAGAGCTCATCATCAATATTCTGATACTGAAAAAGACCCACACTCACCTAAACATAAAGGTTTTTGGTATGTTCTTTTAAATAGATGGATGTTTGAATATCCTAATATTAAGAGAAGTCTAGTAAAAGATTTATTGAAAAATCCTAGAGTTATGTTCTTTCATAGAAACTATAATAAAATACATTTAATTAGTGCTGTTTTATCTTTACTAATTAGTTTTAAATTTTTTATTGGTTTTATTGTAATGCCTTTTGTATTGAGTTATATATTTTATGGTTTGTTTAATACATTAGGTCATAAGAATGGTAAACCTGTAACCAATCATATTATAAATTTATTTGCAGCTGGTGAAGGATATCACGATACACACCACGAAAACTGGAAGAAAATAAGACTAGGTAAATATGATTTATCAGGATTGATAATTGAGAAAGTATTAAGATGAAAAATAGAAATGAATTGCCTAACTATAAAAAGATAGGTGTTAAAGTTGATACAGATAAAATACTTAAAATTTTAGAAGATAATAAACATAAACTTATTAAGTATAGAGATAATTTAAATGTCAAATGTGCTACGCCATTTTTAAATGAATTATACGAACAAATACCTATTACAGAATTAACAGAGGGTAGTGATTATACTTTACCTTTAGCAGGTCATAGAGACGTTAAATATGATGAAAGAAATTATACAACTTTAATAGAATGTTTGAGAGGTACATATATTGAAGAAGTAATGAAAATGTTTAAATCAAAACCTACAAGAGCAAGATTTATAATTAAGAAACCTGGTGCTCATATTTTACCTCATATGGATTATGATACGACTTATAGTGTTAGATATTTTATTCCGTTAAAAACAAACGAATGGTCGTTTACGGCAGTTAAAAGAAAAAATGAAGAGCCAGAATTATTAAGTATGAAAGCAGACGGTTCAGTTTACTTTGTTAATCAAGGTTGGACACACTCTGCTTGGAATTTTGGTAAAGAAGATTGTATTAGATTAATAGTTGCAGTAAATGGACAAGAAGATTTACATTAAAGATATTATTGAAGATAAAGATAAGTTAATTAAACTATCAAAAGAAGCTTCAATAGATTCACCACATAACTTTCACGATTTTGAAAAAAGAATACCAGATTATATAAACTATCACGTTGTAGAATTAGATAATGAAGTTATTGCTATGGCAGGTATGTTTCAAAGTAAATTTTGGCCGTCTGATTATGTGAGAGTATTAGATAGATGTTATTATTTTAAAAAAGCTAGAAGTAGCACATTATCATTTTATAATGAAAAAGAATTAAAGGCAACAGCTTCAAATTATCTATTGCCAATTCATTTAGAAATTGCTATATCTAAACACTTAATACCTTTCTTCTCAATCGCAGGTATCAAAAGAAGACCAGCTATGAAAAGAATGATTGATATATGGAATAAAAAGAATAGTCTAAAATTAAAGGTATTAGATAAAATGTATTTTACCTGTAATCACAAAGTATCAGATAACACAAATGAAATGTGTTGGCAGAATATTGCTCTACCTGAAGAATATGATAGTTTTGATTTACCTACTCGGTAGGATAAGAATCACCGTGTTGAGTTAGTTCAACGGTAATACCATTTGCATTTAGATGATTAGTTCTTGCAATCTCATTTGCTTTATATTCCTCTGTATCATCAAAACCTAGTGATGTATCAACTGAAGTAAAACAAATTTTATAATATTGCTTTAATTTATCACCTGACTCAGATACTTCGTATGCAGTTATTTTTGCCGGGTCAGATGTTCGCCATTCATTAATAACAGCCATCACTTCATCAGATGGTACAAACCAAGGTGTTAATACATTAGGTCTAGTGTAGGTAACTTTAGTCCAAAATGCCATAATTTTTCTCCTATTCTATCTTTATTTATAATATAAATAGTATAGTACAAGGAGAATTTGATATGATTACAATAGATGGTAAACAATATGATGAGACAAAATTCAGTCCTGAATTACAAAATTACCTAGTGGTAAGAC